TTGTAATCACGCTTAGACAATTCTTCTGGACTTACAAACTTACTTCTGCCTGGGTTTTTAATGCTATTCAATTCCGACATAGTTAGAGGTTCGTTGTGTTTCTTACCAACATAAATCTGCCCGCACTTAAATGCTATTACACTAGCTTCTTGTAAAGACACGCCACTTTTTATACAATGTACGATAATAGCTAGGAAAGCATCACCGGCGCCAACACTTGATTCTTTAACAACTCTTTTGTTATCATTGTACTCATAGTATTCCTTTCCGAACTTACAAGATACACCTCTCCCTTCCATCGTAATAACAACATTTTTACAGTCAATCAATTTTTGCACGTCATCTAGTAAAATGTGGTCACTATACACTAAACTGTCCGGATATCCAGCAAAACCAAAAGCTTCCTGTAAGTTTGGCTTTACAAGATAAGCACCAGACCATTTTTTAGGGTTCTTCTTAGGATCAACAAAGGTCATTTCGTTGTTTTTCAATAGCTCATTAAACCAAAGTGTATTATTAAGAATCCCCTTGTTATAGTCAGAGAATATAATATAACTATCTTTTATGTTGCTAGTTATTTGCTTAAGCTTACGCAATAAATCAGTAATTCCCCCTGTCGATAGCCCATAATTTGGCTTCTCTATATCCCAGCGGCCAACAGGGTAGTCCCCGCATGTGAAGCGCTTCTTTATGGGATTAAAACCACCCTCGGTAATTACACAATATTCACAATCAATATTAAATCGCTTTTCCAGGATATCCTTGGTTTTCTTGTCAACTATTCCTACAAGTTTAACACTTTCTTTCTCAATATGCTTAAATTGGTAAGTCAGATTGGCGGCACCCCCAGGTTGTAAGACGGTAGGTTCCATATCGGAAGACGACCACACGGGAAAAGGGAACTCAGGTGAAATCCGATTGATGTCCAGATTGTGGTAGTGATCGACGAGTATATCCCCTACGACGTATATTGACATTGCATTTGTACTTAATAATATGAATAATGTGATAAAGTCGCAATTTTATATACGAAAGCGACATACCTCCATATAAAATAAAGGAGTGGATTGAAAAATCTTTTTTATCAATAAATATTTATATGCAATTCAAGATGTGGCTGGAAGCTTTATTACCAATTAAAAGAAGGCGATATTTTGTTTACATACCTAAAGCGTACTTCCCACCAAGACCAGACCCGAGGGTTGTAGCCGAGGACTATGAACAGTGGAATATCCTAGCTACATCTAGACAAGAAGCAGCCCGAATAGCATGGCAGACACATGGAGAAAGATTATTAAAATTGATGAAACCCAAGCAATCTACCGTGCGTAAGATATCACTATTCGTCTCTAACCCAGAGACGAGAACTCCTGCCGGTAGATTGATGCCAATTCAAGTTCATATAGAAACTTAATCTTCGCTACTATCGTATTTATTTTCGTGCTCGGCTTCGGATTCATCTATTTGTGTATTTTTTCCAATTCGGCTAATTATCCACATCATGGCAATAACCCCTATAACAAATAGTATCACGCAAATAGCTACAAAGTGAGCTAGGATGAAAAAAAGCAACATATTATCCTCCTGACGGACTAATTAGTTTTCGTCCTTGCTTTTAGCATCTTGCCATGTTCCTCTAATTGGTTTTCGCACTTATCTAACCGTTGAGAAACTCCTGATTGTTGCTTATCCATAAAGTGGTAAAGAACAAAAGCAACCAAAGCTATGATTACCAATAGTGTAAAGTGACTCAAAATGAAAAAAAGTATCATAATATCCTCCTTAATTATAAATCATGATGAGGGCATCCCTCGTCTACCATCTTATTCCCATTGCTGTGCTTATCTATATGTCTGTCATCGCTTGCACAACTTTTGTAGGTACAATCTTTACAACACGAGTAACCGCCATGACCACAACATTTACCGCACTTACAAGTGCAAACAACGCAACCAACATCAGTACATTCTCTCTTTCCACATTTACAATCCGAACAACACGGCTTATCCAAGCAACAATTACCACAACATCTAACGGTATAACCTTGAGTATTGCTGCTTAAGGCATAGAAACAAATCACAATAAAGGCAATTAAAACAAGTAAAAATAACATTGTCATATTATATCTCCTTTAAGTTATTTGTCAGTATACTTGTCATCTTCCAGTTTTACTTCTGGTTCTGGTTTTACTTCTGGTTCATCACTGTTCGACATGCCGACAGAAAAAACATAGACCAAAACAATTCCCATTATAATGGCTATCGTTATCCAAATTAACATATTTACCTCCTTGCTATGTCTAAGTACTATATTATATATAATTATGAAAAAAAATTGTAGGAAAATGACTTGTGTAAATGGTAAAACAAGTTACAATACAAGAAAGAATTGGAAGTGAAATATGAAAAACCCATTGTGGAAAATATTGAGTAAAACGAAAAATGAAACAGAACCCGCTCGACCCACTTATTACGACTTGATAGATAATGCCGTAGCAGAGAGTTTCAATCCTGTCTGGTTGCTAGAAGATATGGACCCCTGGCGTCAAAAGGTTATTCGTATTCTTCATGAGAACCAGAGATTATATCAAAATCTGGGTACAGCGAACGAACATGACTACTTACCTATCGTAGATGAAGTTTGGAAGCGAGTTCGTATTTTTGACTGGATTAGTGTGTACCCTATGCTGGGTCCATTAAGCGTTCCTCCATCTGGACAAGAGATAGTAGCTAAGGCACGCAAATTAAAGACAAGATGGGCCAATTATACATCTGTCTCCTCCGTTCTCCACAGTCAACAAGAAATAATAGATTCATTAGTAAAAGAAATTGAAATGGAGGTTCTAACTGATTTGAGAAATAATGTAGGTACGCTTGCCAAAATTGAAAAAGCAAAAATGCACGAACACTCACTTTATGCCAATATATGTGAAGTATCTGGTTATATTTATAAAAAGATTTGCCGTATTCGTCCAGAGAAAGGAGCAGATTGGATTGTCGCCCCAAAAGGTTTGCTTGAACAAAAAGATATACCTACTTCTCTAAAATACCATGAAGCCCCAGAAGGGTTTCCGGAACATACTATTCTAATTGGAGCTAAATCAACAGAGAAAGAAGGTTATTTTTACCACCCTTATATACCTTTTTGTGATAGTCCTAAAATCAATGATCCAGATTTCAATCCGATACCAGGTATAATAACTCGCTTTGGCAAAAATTTAACACAACAAGGCCCAAAGTTTTTCGCCAGGATTGTTTTGGAATAAGCCATATATATTGCATGGGCTTAAGTTTTAAGAAATGGTTATATGAAGTGGAGTTGCCGGATAATACGGATATGCCAGCAGGTCAAATGTTGACTCCCGCACAAAGGCAGTTGAATGTACAAATCAATCAGGCGATGGCGGCAGACCCCAAAAATATAAATAACGCACTTAATGCTAACCCCGCAGCCAAAAAACAAGCCCTTGCTGATGTGACTAAAAAAGTAGTTCAAAATACCGCTAACAATCCGGTAATTTCTGGCCAAAAAGGTACCAACGTCGGTAGCGTAGTGAGACAAATCGGGCATCAAATCAACAAAATGCAGCCACAACAACCGAAAGCAGGGACTGCTCCTACACAAACATGAGAACCTTCATTGAGTTCGCCTTATCTACTATTGGAAAATCAGGGGCAGGCCACAAGAAAGGGCTCCGTCCAGATAGCCATTCCTTTGGCGATATGCGTGGTGGTGCCAGAAAACCCGATTCTCCTATATCTTCTCAAATTAAGGCAGGTCTAAAAGTCCCATATGCAGGACTTGTTTTAGGTCAAGCATCTAAATGTAATAAAAGAATGGATAATTGGCTAGGTCAAGCTGGCGAACCTAAAATCAAGCGGTCTAAATTACCTTCAGAGTTACAAAGACGAAGAAAGTAACTATACTAGGTAATGAAAGTTTATACATTAAGAAATCAAGACACCCAAGAAAATCTTTTACACCCTCGTATCGGCTTATGGTACACTAAGGACTTGGAAGAAGCCAAGTCCATGCTTGAATCCTGCTGCGAATATGTGAGAAGCTTGAACATGGACACAAAGGCATTTGTAATTGTTGATGCCGAAACCAACGAGGTTATAGAATGAGAATCCTTGTAAGCGGTGGGGCGGGTTATATAGGCAGCCACATCACCCGCCTACTCAAACAAAAAAACCTCAACCCCATAATCTTTGATAATTTATCTACTGGACACGACGATATACCTAAATTACTGGATGTACCATTTGAGCAAGGTGATATTTGCGATACCGAAGATTTGATATCTACTTTCAAGAAATATGAAATTGATTCAGTTATACACCTAGCTGCTTGCTCTGAAGTAGGAGAATCAGCCGTTCACCCGGCGAAATACTACGATAACAATGTTGTCGGTACAATTAGTGTCCTTAGAGCAATGAGAATGGCGAAGGTCAAAAATATTGTATTCGCATCGAGTTGTGCGGTGTACGGGGAATATTGCGGGTCACTTTGGTATCCGAACAGCGACCGGGGATTTTTGTCAGAGGAATCGGGGGAGAGAAAACCAACTAGCCCTTATGGGCATAGTAAATTGATGTGCGAGCAAATAATTGCTGATTACTCAAAAGCATATGGACATAATTACTCTATCTTAAGGTTCTTTAATGTAGCCGGAGCAAGTACTGATAACTTAATCGGCGAAAGACATAATATACGCCTTGTGCCACTTTGCGTACAAGGAGCGGAATTACCAGTGTACGGCAATGACTATATGACCAGAGATGGAACTTGTATAAGGGACTATGTACATGTAGAAGATGTCGCAAGAGCAGTGTTCGTAGCATTAAACAATATCGATAGTCCCGATGAAAATCTGGCAATTATGAATGTCGGCTCTGGCGAAGGACATACCGTTTTAGAAGTCATCAAAATAGTCGAAGAAGTCATCGGCAAAAAAGTAGATTATACAATAGACCAAAGAAGAAAAGGTGATGCGGCAGTGGCAGTAGCAAATATTGATAAACTTAAAAGTTTAGGATGGAAACCGCAATACGATTTAAGAGCAATTATACAAACGGCATATAATTACATGTTAAGTCAATAAGTTTCTTATGATACAACAAACCGAACGACCTGCGGGACCATATTTATCAAAATGTCTATTTGCATCTTCTTCTGAAATACAAATAAATCTTTCGGCAGGATATTCGCCTCCAGCATTTTGGTGTCCAGGGAAGTAAAACTCGTAATATTCATGAGTTGCCAGCCACTCTTGTTTCGCTTCTTGCCAAAAATCCAACGAACGATTTTCCGGTCCACCGGCATTTAGCCATTTATAGTATGCCATTTTTTCTATTTCTTTATATATCGCATCATCAAGTATTGTGGTCATAGCAGTGTTTCCACCAATTCTGGTAGTTTCTCCTTCGCCGTTCCTTTAAGCAATGTGTAATTAGACACCCTCTGTGGATTAGTATCCACGATGTATTTGCGTGGCACTTGAGAAAAGAATGAAACCAGATATCCTGCGGGATATACTTGAACAGAAGTCCCTACGCAGATAAATACGCCATCATTATACTTAACTTCTTTTACGTATTCAGCAATCCAATCATACGGAAGATCGACGGCTTCGTTAAAGAATACTACATCTGGGCGTAGCTGAGAACCACACTTAGGACATAAATCGCCTATTTTAATGGGTTCTTTGGCAACATCCCGATAATCACAAATATGTCTAGTGTCGCCATCTAAAACAGTAATATCTTTATGCCACTCGCACTTCTTGGAACGCATTTTACCGTGTAAATGATGAACCTCGGTACAACCTGCTTGTTCTAGCAAGTTATCTATGTTTTGAGTTATATGTACGACTTTATATTTCTGTTCTAACTTTGCTAACGCACAGTGTCCTTCATGCGGCTTAGTATCCTTATATTTGTTAAATCTCTCTTCGTAGAAACGTAAAACAAGTTCTTTATTCTTCCACCAAGCATTATAGTCGGCAACATCTTCTACTCTATGGTCCTCCCATAAGCCATCTTTACCTCTAAAAGTTTGTATGCCACTGTCAGCCGATAAACCAGCACCACTAAATACTAGAATCGTTTTCATATCATACCCTCTATCATCTTCCGTGCTTTCTTAAATACACTCTCCCAATCTCCGGGGTATTCCTGCCTAATTAAGGTTACATTTTTGTACCAATCCGTTGTTTCACCAGTTAGTTTCCAACGCCAATCCGGTACGTACGGGATGAGAGCTACTACTGGCAACCCCATAGCCCCAGAAAGATGAAAAATCGCCGTGTCCACGCAGATTATCAAATCCATTTTACTAATCAAATTATATAATTCAAGAAAATCCTTCATTGGTGTATGGTTTATTACGCCTTTAATCTCCATATCATCTTGGTGGTGTAAATTATGAAGTTCTACTCCTTCCATAGATAACTTTCTAAACCAATTAGGGTCGATTGAACGAGTTGAATCATTGCCCGACGAACTATTGCCTTTACAGATGATACCTATTCTTAAAGGACGCGTAATACTAACAATATTAGAGAATCCATCTAAAGTATATGGCGACCTAAGTTTTCTAGGTAATTCATCCGTCACCTCGGCCATACTACAATACACCTCTTGCTTCGGCTCATATTCTTTTAAGAGATAAGGGAAACTCATTATGGGAAAATGAAGGTCATATTTTGGTATATCGCCGGCAATGGCGAAGGGAGTTGCCCCTATTTGTACATTTTCCTTTGGCAAAAACTCATCAAATCCTTGAAACTTCTCCTCAAATAGTGTTTTCAATACTTTGGAGGCATTTATGACTATATGTGCTTCTGGATACCTCACTTTAAGTTTAGGCAAATATCTAGCGAACATTATACAATCGCCCAATCCCTGCTCCGCGAATACAACAACTTTTTTGTTATTTAGGTTGTCTTCGCCATTCCATCTCTTCTCAGGGTCAAAAATGTTTCTGTAAGTAACCAATTGGTCAAAGTGATGTAATCTATCTTCATAATGTGTCCAAAACTCCTTATATTTTCCAAGGTGAAACAAACAATAACAAATATTTACAAAAGCTACCCTAGAACGCCTATTAGAATATTCATATGCTTCTTGGAATATGGGCAATGCTTCTTCGACATCCTGTTTGGACAGAAGTTCCATCCCTTTTTCTATGGTTTCGTTTAGTTTCTGGTCTTCTGGTTCGCAATAGTTAGAGAAAAATGCTTGACGGACATAACGAAGGACAAGTTCGGCTTCGCCATATTGCTTTTTCTCCAAGAAACCAAGACAACCATCAAGAGCGGTAAGAATAGAGCCGGAAGTATCGACCATGTATTAGTATAGTAGCTATACTTTAATTGCTCTTATGCTTTTAATAGCTTCAAGCGGGACGCGATATTCTTCCATAGAATATAGATACTTTTTAACTTTAGATAAATCTACTTTGGCTTGAATTATACCTACATTTGCAGGGTCTAAATCGACAAAGTTTTCTGGTTTTACAGCAAAAAACAAAGGGTCATATCTTAAATTAGAATAAGCTAGATAATGACGGAATAGTTCCCAAGCGACTTCAATCTTCCTGTTTGGGTCTTTCTCATATGATTTCCACCAAGTCTCACCACCCCTAGCCCTTAAATCAATTCTTTCCTTTTGAGCCATCTGAATAACCTGTTCTGGTGATACATGCCCTCGTGCTATAGCAATCGCTTCTCTTATTCCCCTGACTATCGCTACTGCTATATTGAAATCAGCAGTAAAGCTAACCGCATCATCTGTGTGCCCACCCAGAGCCTGAGTTTGATTTATCATAAAACCGTTAGCCAATATTTCCTTCACTTTTGGAGTAGCATGAAATAAAACATCTACTCCTTCAGATTTAGCAGGTTTCTCTTTGCCGCCACTATTAAAATGAGCATCGATTTTTCTGCTTAGCAAATCACCATAAGCCTTCAGCTTTCTTTCATAAGCATTTATCTGTTTCACGTATTCTGCGAGCGCTCTAACTAATTCTTTACCCTTTTCCAAAATAGCAATTGCTTGAGTATCCGTAAAACCATCTTCTTCGGGATCAAAAACGTTCTTAATATCTTTAATTTCATCAATCATATTATCAATATAGCCACCACCGCTACCATCTGAATATTCTTTGCCTAGCAATTTATTCACCGTTTCCCAGAACCTAGTGTTCAATTCTGGATCGGCATTAAATCCATATGATAACTTCATGTTTATCATTTTCACTACATCCCAGGGCAGCACACCTTTGTAGTTTGTATAATCTATGAGCGTCTGAATCTCGTCAGAATAAGGCTTAACTATACCCTTTTCTCTAAAATTATAGGGCAAATATCTAGCAAGGCGATAAAAATGATCCCGAGCATGACCTTTTATAGCCGCCTCAATTTTCTCTAATTTGGGCCAGAAAACCCCCATCGGCTTTAATTTACGTTCTAGTTCCTTAAGTTTCGCTATCGTCTCTTTGTAGAAGAGATGCGGCATATGCGGAGGAGTTTGTATAATTTCACTGAAGACGCTTTCTGCTTTTCTCTTCTTCTTTTTCTTAAAGAAAGGGTCTTCTTGGTCCCAAGGCCACATACGAGTAGTCATACCGATAGCTGGCCTAACAAATTGAGCGACACTAGAAGTACTTGTGCCAACTTCATTCAGGAACCATTTCTTGAAGTCCATATTGATATTTAGAAGAACTTAATGATTATATCTTAAAAAGAAATGTTTAATAAGAGGAGCAAACTCTTTATCATGCAGATATTCTGGTTGTCGCATCTCATAACCTTTTGTTTCCGCCCAATATGCTAATTGCTCAAGAGTTAGTAGGAAAAGTGCCTTATTTTCTTAATGTATCCACCTATCGGCATAAGATAATTATCTTTAATTCTAAAATCTACCCTTCCTAAATTGCCGCCTTTGTTGCCATCAAGAATATCCATCCAGCCCACTTGGTTCTCTTGATCTTTCCCAAGAATTGGATCAAATAGATAATTTGCTGCTCCGAACATTTCTTCAGATGCCTTTAAGTGGTAATATCCTACAAGATACACATCTGGCCATTTAATACGATAACTGCCGTGTATTGAATCAAAAGCTAAACTGGCTTTTGGTCGTTCCTTCTTGATCCTTTCGGCAAGTTCTTTTACAAGATATTTGTTTTTATTAAAAAAGTCCTGTATAAGAAAATCGGCTTGATTATCTATGGGGTTTCTATCACCAATAAACATTGGATTTCCAAATACTGCCATGAGCACATTCTCTAACAACCAGTGTTGAAACGATTGATTGAGTAGTAGGTTCATTCCTTGGTCTACGGATAAATCCAACGCTTGCCAAAGGTCGCATTTGGAACGCAGAACTTGAAATATATTCTTTTGAGTTAAAAACATCACATTTTTAGCTTCGAGGGCAACATCTGCAAATCCTCCAGATGGAACAACACGGAAGCCGGTACCATTTTTCAGATAATCACCAAAGTCAGTGCCTTTCCGCAAGACAAGATTATCTTCTAAGGCCCTAGTAATTTGAGCCATTATGGCCTTGAAGCAAAGACCGCCGAGACCGGCCCATTGATGAAATCTTTGACCGAATTTGCTTTCCCAATCTTCGTTTCCGCCGCCTCCGTGGTCGTCTACATCGGGTATTTTAGGTGGGGCAGGTGGTTCTGCTATAGCAGCTACTTCTAACCACTTCTTAAAGTCCACCTGGGCCTCCCATTGAAGGAGGGGCTCCCATTCCGCTCATTGCTCCCATAGCTGCTTGTGGAGATGATGCCTGTTGTAGACCCGTATTTAATAAGCCGTGGAGTTGCTTGGCATTTACATGAACTTTGATTTCTTCGACAGGAGTTGGATTTTGATACATTTTCTTATCCATTTTTCTACCCACTTTGCCTGTTTGTGTAGGCAAATATCCTGGTGTAATAACTAGCGTGCCACTAATGAAATTACCCTTTTCGTCTAGTTGTAAATTATCATGAATGTCTATTCTAGCCGGTAGCGGAGCAGAATAAACTCTCCCATTTATCTTTAGTTGTCCCGAAAGTTCGTCTCCTATCATAAAGGGAGTCCCATTTAAGACGCTCGCCATTTGGTTTCTTTCGATACCTAACTGGTCGAATTCAGCCCCTAAACCTTCCTGAAAAAATTGCTTAAAGTTCAGCATTTAACTCCTTATTTAATATATATTAGCATGGACACGAACTTCAATGATTACTTCCATAACTGGACGACTTACTTCGATGCTGCGAGCAAAATAGAAGAAGCCATAGAAAGAAGCGATGTAGTAATGTTTTTCAAGTCAGGAGGGGATATATTCGGCACAGACGAAGCTAACCGCATTGCTTTCGCAGATATGAAAGGGGATGTCAAAGACGGTGATATTATGTTCGCTGCCAAGAATATGAAGGAAGGCAATGTAAAGGTCTTTGATAAGAGAGATTTGCCTACTATAAAAGTCATAGACAAAGACGAAGCAATCAAAGAATTGAGCGAGAAAAAGGAAGATGTGGAAAATCTACCAAAAGGATAAAAGGAAATGGACTTGCTTTGTGTGTGGCGTGGAACATGAAACATACGAAGAGTTTAAGAACCACATAATAACCGAACACGAGGAAGGTCAAGATTACATCAAATGCCCATTACATCGATGTGACGCTCCTGTAAGAGACGTGAGAGCACATTTCAAGCGATACCATCCCAACGATAAAATACCTAAGAATTGTCCACTCAAAGCGTTAGTGTGGCGGGATTACAGAACCAAAAAACGACACAAAACAGTAAAGTTTAATGATGGCTACTTTATGAGCATCAAAAATAATAGTCGGTTCTTTTACAGAAGCGGTTGGGAACTGGAAACATATGAGGGGCTAGAACAATTAAACGAGGTTGTTTCCTTCAAGGCCGAGGCAATCAAGATTCCTTACTTCTACAAAGGGAGACAAAGAAATTATATCCCAGATTTGGTAGTTCAATTTAATGACGGAAGAATTGAAATATGGGAAATAAAACCTACGAACCAGACAATATTTGAGAAAAATAAAGCTAAATGGGCAGCAGCAAAAGTCTATTGTGAAGCGAGAGGTTGGAAGTTCATAGTACAGACCGAAAAGGGTATGCGTGAACTACAATTTAGGGTTAGAAAACAAGGATTACAATAATGCTAGGATTCAAACTTTTCTTTCTAGAAGCGGAAGATATGCACCCATTTGAACAATGGCATAATGAATATAAAAATGCGTTTGCAAAAGAGCGACAATCTAGACAGAGCGACCCAAGACGGATTTCTAGTACATCGCCATATAAAACTAAGAACATGCACGAAGACCCTCGGGCGAAAAATCTTCTTGTAGTAGAAGTAATTAGTATAGATGGATTTAGTTCCGGACATCGTAGCTTCGGAGATACACCCGAAAAATCAGCAGGCAATCCGTTCATAAATGCCGATTGGACATTTGACCTTGACCCTAAGTTTGAGAAAGAATTGATTGGAAAAACCGGATTTATTCTTGACGAAAGTGGCGGATCATTTCACGAAAGATGGGGACGATTAAAAGCATTTGTAATTGTAAATGATATAGTAGACAAAGATAATTACGAGGACTTACCCGATGGTGAAAAACTCCCCTACACTTCTTTACATCCAAACCAGTACTTGAAAATTGAGAAGTTCTTCAAGTTTGAGGGAATGGTTAAAACAGCAGAATTACTAAAAGATATGCAAGGTCAGTTGGAATATCCAAAGCCCTCATCTTACGATTCCAGTCACGCATATTGGACTAGACTTATCGCCAAAAACATGCCACCAAGAGAAGACGACCCAACTGGATATAATCCTCGTGATGATTATTTCAAGCACTGATATAATACAAATATACGGCAAAATAATGGCAAATACTCGCCAGGATTACAAATGAATGCCAAATTGCGTGATAGTATGGTTTTTTGGTATCATTCATTAAGAAATATGTTCCCACAGTATAGAAACCGCCTCCTAAGAATATCAATGAACTACAACTAAACGGAAGAGATTTCATTTCTGGCCAGGCAATAATAGGAATCCAACCCATTAAAATATAAAAAGTTGGATGAACTTTACCGCAGAATACCCTATAAAATATTCCAACGAACGCTGCCGACCACATTAAAAAAAGAACTAGGGCGGGTCGGAATAATATAAAAGACGAAGGTATAAAAGCTGTGAATGAACCGGCAACCAGCAGAAATATACTTATTTGGTCAAGAGCGTGGAAGCGTCTTTCAATTTCTCCAATAAAACTATGCGACAAAGTAGAAAACAAATAAACCGATATAAGAGAACAAGTATAGATTATACACTGGATTGTAGGAAAATGATGAACTAGATATATGGAACCAATGATAGCGAGTAGTAAACCGAAGCCGTGAGTTAGTTGATTTGCACGTTCTGGGCCAATCTCCAACTCAACACCACCCTAGATAATCATATATTTCTAAAGCATCCATATCATTTTCTTTAGCGATTTGTTTGACCCATTTATCGAATCTATCTAAATCTTTCTTCATCTTATTTTTTTCTACCTTAAACTTCGGATTATTTGCCGTTAAAACATCTTCCCAAACAACATCCTCATTGTTAAATATAAACTCCCAATCTGAAACCTTTATCCCCATATCTTCTATATCAAGACATACTCTAACTTCATTAGAAAGTTTAACATCCATATTAAACTCCCTGCCGTCCAGCAAACTATCGCTCAGCATTTTTAATTCATTGGGTAATATCCTGCCGAGTTGCAACTTATGAGATTGGGATTTCTTTTCTATCTCTACTAATTTCAGATTTAATCTTTTCAAGTTCTTTTATTGACTTATTTTTTAGTTGTGTTTTCATTTTTCAACTTTCTTTTTAACTCTATATTTTCAATCTCAAGAGACAAGGAATGTAATCTTTCCTGATGTCGTTGAGACATATCAAATATATGGTTGGGCTTTATATACTCTCTGACAGGCGGCAATTTCCCATTGTGATATAAAGGATATTCTAATTGCTCTATATTCTTGTCCTTTAATTTTATAGAACTCTCCAGAATTGAAATCTTACGTTTCAACAATTTTTCAGTTGCCATATTCTTACCTTTCTAATTACCATGCGTAGTTTCTATCTTTCTAATCGTACCACTCTCGCTTCGCATCGCTATTGAATGGGTTACGGGACCACGAGAAGTGAATCGCACGCCTTTTAGAAGTAATCCGTCTGTAATTCCCGTAGCAGCAAACAATACATCGCCGCCAGCAAGGTCTTCTAATTCGTAAATCTTATCGTCGGCTATAGTACCATCTGTCTCTACTAGCATGCCTTGCATAAAACCGCCCATACATTTTACAGCAGCAGCAGCAATAACACCTTCTGGAGACCCGCCCGTACCTAAATATACATCAATCCCACTTTCAGGAAGACATGTAGCGATGCAGGCAGTAACGTCACAATCTTGTATAAACTTTATACGACACCCGATTTTTCTTAATTCGCAAACAATAGATTCATGTCTGGGCCGGTCGAGAATACAAGCGGTTACTTTGTCTATGGGCTTATCTAGAGCAAGAGCGACAATTCGCATCGTAGAAAGTACGTCATCTGTAACTTTGATTTTTACTCTGCGAGCAACTTCTGGCCCATATGCTATTTTCTTCATATAGAAACATTCGGTAGATAAAAACTTGCCTTCTGGAGCCAAGGCGATAACACTCATCGCCTCATATCCTCCCTTAGCAGTAGGCGTAGTTCCTTCGATGGGATCGGTCGCAATATCCCAATATTGGGGCTTCACTAATTGTATATCTTTATCTTTAATTTCTTGAGATTCACTATGTAGCAAACCCAGTTGACCAACTATTTCTCCATCATAAAGGCCAAAACTTTTGTCTTTTTTACCTTCGCCTATAACGACACGTCCGGCAAAATCTATCCTGTTAAGTCGCATACGCATAGCATCAGTAGCCGCTTTATCCGCTCCTTCTTTGTCCCCGCGACCTACGTAAGCACCAGCAGCAACAGCACCGGCCTCAGTGACACGCACTAAATCTAAATGTATATTTTTCATAATATTCCCTATAACAGATTAAACGATATTTTAGTAGCATCCCATATAATAGCTTTCAATCTATATCCTACTGTGGGCTGCTGTCTAATCGGAAGTCGCCCCATTAAATCCATCAACATACCTCTAAGGTAAGCAGTAGTATGATAATGATCCTTGTTTTTAAGTTCCGCGAGAAAGTGCGACAATACCGCGACAAAAATAGTCCTGATTTCAGGATAAAGTTCACAAGCATCTAAATGAACTACCGATGCCCTGATACTGCCAGCGAAGCGACTTATTGAACTGGGTAAATGTGCGTGTTTCCAAGTAGAAGCCCCGTAGTTATCGTCTTTTGTACTGCATCCTACCAAATAAGTACAAATACAATAAAAGAAAAAAGCAATATGCTCGGCTTTTTGCTCTTTTGTTACTTGTGTATCCAAGCAACAGACATAGAAGTTTTCAAGAGTGCTATTTATTTCTTCGCTTAACCTTGAATTCAATTTATATCTCCAAGTAGTTTAGCCACCTTAACAGATTTTTCATATAAACGGTCTAAGTCACTATCGTTTCTCACAAAAATATCGATATATTTTATCTCGGGAGGAGCATTATGCCATGTGCTGTCGCTTAATTTCCAATTATGAACTAACAATTCACCCTCTTCGCCACAATTCTTACACCAGACAACAGCAGGATATATTGTTTTCTCGGAATTATGGTTTATTGAGTTTTCCCAACCCTTACGCCATATAAGGATAACTACACCACCATTTTCTTTAATAAACTTTAACTCATTCACATACCTTACATCTGGGATAATATAATTCTTATTATGGTCAAGACGATTAGCCATCTTATTCACCCATATCATAGGCATAATATCGCGATAACCATCCCCGATATACATTAGGGCTTCTCGTACCGTCTTAACCATACCCGGAGGACATAAATCTTTAACCTTCCATTCTTCTAACTTGGTTTCATCAAAATCAAAACCCTCGCAGAATGTCTTTTTAACGGGATTAGCAAAGGACTCTTTAAGCCAATTTTCACCATATATTTTGATGATGTTATCGGCTAGACTATCCTTTCCATTTTGACGTTGTGCCGTAATTCCAATTAGTTTCATATAATAATTTCTCTAACTCCAATTTCTCCTATCAAATTGCTTCAAGTCATCAGGAATATCATCAAAATCTAGAAACTTGAAGTAATGACTAAACGATCTAATACCGTCTGGGGTCTTACTGCCTGTAATTATTGTAATATTATTTACTTGATATTCACGAGCCATTAAAGCAACATTAACTGGCAGCGAACATCTAGTTTTACCGGCCCTGACTATCTCATCCATCCAAATTAGGAAATTAAACGCAAGTATATCTACTTTTTTAAGAACAGCATAATATCCAACAAACGTCCTATGAGAAACTACTTCGCCAATTATGTTCTTTAATAAGTTTTAATTCTTTCCAATAATTCATTCTACCTTCAATACCTCATTTATCTTTTTCTCAATATCTTCGGACTTCATCAATCCTACTATCCTATTCACTTCCTTACCGTCTCGCATAATAACCATAAGCGGGATACTACTTACATCATATTTCCCAGCTAAATCTTGACTATCCTCAATGTTAAGTTTAAAGAAATTGACACTTGGCATCTTAAGCTTTAGGTCTTCCAGAATTGGCGCCAAACTACGACATGGCATACACCAATCAGCATAAAAGTCTACTAGAGATACGCCCTTAGCAATACTTTCATCAAAATTTGATTCGTTTAAGATTAACATGAAAACCTCTTGTGAAAAAAGGAACGATTTACCATATTATATAAAAGAGGAACGAGAATGCAAGAACAAAAATTCAAACGATGTCGGGATTGCCAACTATTTGTCAAAAAGCACAAATTGTGCGGCATTACAATCATCAATGATGGGGCGTATCAAAATCTCAAAGTTGAACCGGACGATCCATGTTTCTTCGAGGTAAATAACTTTTCTGAATACATCCAGCAAATCCGAGCTTATGAAGAAGAGACCCCGACAGGCAAGAAGGTAAAAATTGAATATCCCGACTCATAATTTGCTAGTTTTGATAATGAACTGTAAAGCAAATTACGAAAGGCGACTCGAACTCTGCCGCACTTGGGTCACCGATTTACAAGATATACCCTACTACTTCATAATAGGCGAAAAATCATCATCACATCCTCATATTCTCGCAGTAGATTGCGATGACGCAAATCTGCCAATGAAACTTTATCTCGCTTACAAAATTTGCTTTGAGAGAGAAAGATTCGATTACGTTTTCACATGCGATGATGACACGTATGTAGTCGTCGATAGATTACTAAACTGTGGCTTCGAAAAGTATGATTATATGGGTCATATATACAAATCGCACGCCGAAGGAGGAGCGGGATTCTTCCTATCTCGCAGAGCGATAGAGGAGATAACCAGTTTTTCTCCAAATGACCCCCTAATTTCACAAGCCATAGCGAGCGATACAATGGTAGGGAACTTATGTCATGCTTCTAAAGTTGTGGCACATCACGATAACAGATTTAAGCAAGGATATAGCTCCGAGAAGAAACCAGACCCCGTATTACCACATCCAGACAACAATGTTATTACAGGACATTACTTAAACAGAGAACAATTCAGGCAAATATATCAGTCATTTCATCCGGAAAAGAATATGTTTTTGCTTTAATAATACCTTAAAATCCGAGGCCGTTTGGGAACGATTTTCTTTCTTAATGCTCCGAAACTCTCATTGTCCTCATAAACATAAACAATAGCCTCTTGCGGAAGACGAGCTACCGTGTTCTGTAGAGCTTCTTCGAAAGTAGCTTCTTGGCCATTTACGATATAAGGATAAGGCCAGATACAAGCCATATGAAGATGTTTGGCAGGCCCCCATTGCTGAAGATAAAAATCGTATGCCTCCCATTCTGCTTCATGCTCTACCCCTGCTACTTGCCAAACATACATTCCCGGCTTCATTTTGACAACTTTACACATTACTTCCTAGCCGCTCTCCTATCAACTTCTTTTCTTATATAAAGATGCATAGAATCAACCGTATCATATAACTCATCGGCGGTCTTCGCTTTTGATAATTCGTAATCAACTTTTTGATTCTTCTCTAGAAAATTAAGTACCTCTGCTAAATCTCCGGAATATCTACGTGAAAGTCGAGAGTCAAGAAACTCTAACTCATCACCGGAAAGACCCAAAACATACTCTACTAAAACGTTATGAACAGACATTGCTGTACCTCATCATGAATATAGTAAACAAAGAAAAATTGGAAAATCTACTGTTAGCCAATTGGCCAACATTCTTAGATCATAAAAGCCTGTTAGAGCTTACGACCACATACATACAAAACAACAATTCCTATTTTAAGGAATTGAGTACCCCTCCAAAAAAGTTGCAAAACAACAAAATCCACATCTCCCGTTTTTCACTTGTTAAAAACGGGTTTTTAATCTGGCTAGAATTTTATGTTCATGTTCAAGAGTATGTCTATACTGGTACATCCGAATTCCTTTTAGGGGGAACTGAATTTAAGCATATCCAAACTATCGGACATAAATTCAGATAACTTCTAGGCGTCGGATTGGTTGCCCTTGTCTATCATATGTTGAATCTTCTATCAAGATTTTACTCTGTTCTTCTGAGTATTGCAATACCGTATTATATGAATCGAGTAAAAATCCTGTTTCTTCTCTTGTTGCTGCAACGTAGCAATAATCTTCTATACAGTTAATAACTTTACCAGTTTCATCTTCTTGGACAACTCCGATTTCAAGCCTGATTCCATCTGGAAGAACTAGATCGATATGACCGACTTCCATAAGGTGCTTAATGAGGAGGGATTGAATTTTCTTAGACATAGAATCCTCCGTAAAATGCTGTTTATCAGCTATTTTATATATGCCTAATAGTAAAACCTAGTAAAAATTAACCGCATTAGGGTTCATCGAATAAAATTCAAATCCATCAAATGAACGAGATTTCGAGTCAGCCGATAGTATACAATCTCCGTTCTTACTTCTTTGAAGAATCCAGCAATACAACTTGCGGTCGATTTTCACGAAATCTATGAAAGAAAGACAATCGCTACCTAGAAAAGCTTTAGCTATTTTACAAACGACATTAAACGGAAGAAATGGTACAAACTCGCTTTGTATTTGCACAATTTCTAAGAGATGGTCCTTATATTCGCTCTTACTGTAACTCACGATAATATCATACCCATCAACAGTGATATTACGTTGCTTTAGAATCTTAATCCGGTTCTCATCTTCCAAAGAAACTTTAGGTATAGTATAAGGAATCAATAACTCTCCCATTCGTTTCATCTCACGAACAGTATCTTGTAAAGTAATCATCTATTCTATATACTCTTCTCCATACACAGCTTGTTGCACATTAGATGGTGCAACCCACTCTTTATTTACTTTAATACCTTCTCGTTTTTCCAGGTCTCCCAATATCGTGGTCAATTGTCGCTTTGATATTTCTCGTCCCACTTTCCAAAAAGAATTATCAACCGAGACATCGCTAATATTGTAATATAGTCGTCCCAGAAACCAATTCCTAACTTGTTTCAAACCTGGGGACAATTCACAAGACCCGTCAAATCTTAGGAACTTAATCACATCGGCAAGGTCATATAAACACAATCCAGAATTAATATTACCCGGTTTATATGGCGGAGGTAACTGAGCCTTTACAGCCATGTTAATAAAATGTAAAACAAATCTAGTCCAATTTTTAGTCATAAAACTATCAAGGCAAGCATCATTTTCCATAATTCGAAATTCAACAGTATATCTCTTTTCTAACCTCAAATGATAAGTATTAAATGAAGTATATTTGTGTTTACCTAGTGCTTGAATAAATACATTAGCCGCTATCTTGCTGTCAACATTTAAGAGGTTAGTAGCACTAATGAGTTGGCAGTATTTATTATTTTTACGCCTGAAAGGGACGGAATCCATTAATACCAACTCGCATTTAATCCAGTAAGCTATGAGTTTCGCTAACTCCTCCGATTTTTCACTGTTATATAAATCAGTTATATCGGTATGGATATGTAAGGAACAACGAAAATCGGCTTGTACATCTTTATCATCGTGTAAAACATCGGCTACTCTACAGAGTTTAGAAAGACCTTCCCAACTCTTTAGCACAGGAGAACAAATCTCAATGCCTGCACTGGCATCTGGCTTAAGTACCCATTCTAAATTGTTATGCGTTTGCTCCCAAGCCTTAACCTGAGCACTTTGCGAAGTACTTTTGTTAACAAGACAGGATACATAATCTATACCTTCGGGCGGGGGGCCTTGAGAACCATGAGCAATTAAATCTAGCGCGTTTATTTCTATCTCGCCGCCATAATCTCGGTAGTCCCGGCATGTCAATCGTTCATTGTCCACGCAATTCTCCCGCTTCCTAAAAAGCTTCGGTCATCATACCAAATCTCTCTTCCCAAGTCAATCAAAAGAAGGTACAATGGTGTTGGAGGTAGAAATGCAAATGAAGAAGTCGGCACTAGTCTTACTTTTAGAAAACGATAAAGCGGAAAGGTTTTTCACGAAAAAAAGCAATCTTGGAATACTGCTTGAATTCATACGCACATTCAAATTAAAGGCATGTTTGGTAAGAGCCGAAAACGTTACTTTACTTGAACTGCCCGATCTTAGCAAGAGGATTTCCGAAAATAATCCACAGAATGATGTGCAATACTCTATCGTTAAGCAAGTTTATCCTCCAACCGATACCCCTCAAATAGTCACGGCTATGGTTAAATCTATCCCTACAATGGAAAGTGCTTTACTTAAAGAAGCAGATCAGGATGTCTCTAAGAAAGAACTTCGCCAAGAGATACGTGAGTATATCGAAAACATGTTTAATAACTACGAAGTAGTCGCAATAGGTAAAATTCAGATTAAATATCCAACGATAAAGAAATCCACCATTTACAATAACTTACACTTCGTTAGGAAAAAACTGGAGTTCCAAGGGGCTAAAATCAGAAAAGTAAGTGTTGGTATGTATCAGATAGAAAAGCCAAAAGATGATTTAGAGTTGTGATTATGCTTCGTCATCCGAATTGGATATTTCATTCTCTTGAATATCTTCGGCCTGTGATTGAGCTATAGCACTATCAAAAACGCTGAGATACTCTGCTACTTCTTCTGTTGAAGTTGCATTGATTAACTTTGGACATTCCAGCAATACTTTAGCAGGAATATCATTTCTTTCTACCGAGGATTTGAACTTATACTCTTCTTTTCCATCCGGAAGATACATTTCATTTACAGCAAAGTTGCCTCCACTTACTACGTGAATTCTATCTTCATCTAAGAGCGGAGTTAGAAGTCCAGACAAAGGATTCATGCCTTTATCAAAAAATAATTGTACGCCCTTAGTACCTCGAAACGGCTTAAAAGCCCTGTTCTTTTTGTTATTAATATTTATATTCACACCCATAGAAACGTCATGATCTTTTACGTTTTCAATCTTACGTACAATTTTTTTAGCAGCATGAGTCTCTAGACGACAAGACGCATAAAATTTTAACGCTTCGCCGCCGCCACCAGGAGTTGTTGGACTCCCAAACATGACACCAATCTTGTTCCTAGTTTGATTAATAACAATTAGGGTTACGTTTTCCTTTGCGAGCATAGGCGATAGTTTTCTCAATTCCTTACTGCAAACCTTAGCCCTTTCACCGGGTTGTTCATTAGCTCCTACAACCCTCTTAAAATCCGCAGCAGAAAATTCATCCGGCAAGTCAGCTTCTCGAAACTCTCGCTCACAAGGACTTACCGTAATACTATCATATACAACTGTAATTGGAGATTCTTTATCTTTTGTACGAATAGCCTTAACAACATTATGTATTTTTCTAAATGCTCTCTCTAATGTAGGCGGATTATAAATTAATATCCTTTTCAAATCTAAGTGGGATGCAGTTTGTACAAAATCTCTATTAATTGCATTTTCACAATCCAACATGATTGCATAACCACCAAGTTTTTGACAGCCATGTAAAATATTAGCTCCAATTAATGATTTAGAAGAAGATTCCGACCCAAAAATCTCAGTGATCTTTCCGCCTGCGATTCCACCATCAATGAATTTGCCACTGCATA